AATTATATAAATAAAACTAGAAAAAGGGTTGACATTGTGGTTTAGTTATGTTATTATTATATATATCAACGAGTGTCTATGTCTCCTCTAAACCTCTCTCATCGACACAGGACTCGTTGCTTTGCTCTATGCTTATGTTCGTAAGTATTAGAGTTGCCCTCTTCGGGGGGTTGGGATGGGTTAGACCTTAACGTACCATCCATAAAAAAGCACAAAAAGGTCCTTAAATTTAAGGGTTGTAAGACGGGAAGCCCGGTATCAGCAATGATGCTGGGTTTTCTTTTATCTAAATAGACCTATACTATTGAGAGAAATCACACAAAAATGAATTACATTGAAAAGATGAAATGGATTGGAACGGGCATGTTTGTCTGTGCAGGCGTATTGATATCCATCAATATTCCAGAATCAAAGTGGGCGTTTCCAATATTCGCAACGGGACATATCATAGCAATCTATGTGTTTGCAACGTTAAAAGACAAGCCATTGCTTGTACAGAATATGTTTTTCTTATGTATTGATTTTATAGGAATATATCAGTGGTTGTTGAAACCTATACTTTTTTCTTAACACTGATTAGATACTCAGTAAGAATCTTCGAACTTCCTACCCGTACATTGATAATACCATTATAGTACTCATCTGTTTCAAGTACTCTACGGTCAAACTGTTCTTTTGCTTCTACGTAACTTAATGCACCACGACTCGGGCAATAGTGTAGAATCTCACGGGAAAATTTATCGGGACCTAATTTTTTTACATCCGCATTCAAATGGTCAGACGAACCCCAATAGGTTCTCCAATCACTTTCTTTAAATCCACGTCTTTTGTTCTTTCTTCCTTTAAGAGGTGGTTTAGTGGTTTTAAATCTTGCTAACTTCTTACCTACGTATTTGCGATTATTCTCAAGGTTCGTAATCAAATACACAAATCCCTCAGCATCATCAGGCAAATCACTCACAACTTTATTATTATATGTCCATTCACTCATTATTGTCTCATTGTTTATATCTTAATAGGTCTAAAGACCTAATATCTTCAGAAATTTCTTTTCGTTTCACTCAAAGAACATTTCATTGATATTTATTTCTTCCATATAATTATATATCTATATTATAAACTGCTTGATAGTTTGGAAGACACAATTGCCCATCCACCGGGGCAATTGCTAAAAAACTTGATAAGTTCGTCAGATTCTATGTCTAAGTTAGCCACTAGTAATGGCGAGGTCGGTTGGCGATTCCCTCTTAACTTAGTATTGCGTCTTTCGACCCAACGGCACTTTGATTAATCCACATAGAATAAAATATTATCAAAGTTGGTAGTATTATAATAATCTACCTGCAGTGTGTACATTTCTGTACGATATATACTAGTCACCCATGTACCTTTAGAGTACTGGATGTTTTACGTTACAAACAGTCGGTGTGGTTAACGAGAAGCAGTGTCGGAGTTCATCCCAACTTATCTGAACGTATGGTTCTCATACGCCCTCAATCCCGAGTCGGCATCCCGACTAACAGTTCCACTATGTATTGTTTTATTAGAATCATTATTAGCCATAATATCTTTAGATTTTGTATCGGGGAGGGGAATTTTATTAGATTTGAAATTTATTTGAATCAATTTATATTAGTTATGTTCACCATACTAACATAAAGAATTAGTGATGTCAACCCTTTTTATAACTTTTTTTATAAAATAGGTGTTCCAGCGTTTTTACTGAGTTCGAAGTTCTCAGAAACAACCTCATTTAAGTACTTTAAGTGATTCGCCGGCATATCATGGAGTTCAGATATACTGACACCCCCTCGCATAAACCAAGTTAGTTTATACAATGATTTGTGTAGAGTATCAAGTGATTTCTTATAAGACTCTTGTTTCTCTCTGACTTCGGTGTCGCTGGCAGTCTTTAACCAGCGGAGGAAAAATTTACAGGATTCATATCAAACGTAACTTTCTCTACGTTATCACATGCCTCACAAGTAAATTCAAATGTCGAAATCTCTGATAAGTCTGGCACAACGCTGTTGACAATTGTATTTACCTTTTTAACAATGTCTGCGGGCACATTGTTCATAAACTCTTCAATAGACTTGATATCTCTCACAACTGTATCTGGAGTTTCTATCCTATCAATTGCACTAATCAACAAGTCTACATTCTGTTTTGACACTTTTCTGAAACTAACAGCAAATTGTTTCGCCATTTCCATTTCTCGGGCATCATCATCACCTTCCTTTTCTTGGACAGATGACATACTTGACAATATTCTAGCCTGCTCAACTTCCATTAGTGCTAATCTAGTTAAACTGTCTAATTTTGGCGGAGTAACAAATATCTTTAGGTCTTCATGTTCGATTGGCGGAATATCATCAATATCTGGAAACTTTTCGAGAATGTGATTCATATCTATATTGTAATCAGCCTGTTCTTTACAATTTGAGCAAGTATGAGTATGTTCAACATCCTTGCCATATGTTGCGTATTTGATTGCTAAGAAAATTAGTTCTGCATCGACATTACATAAGTTTCTCGGATTTGGTATTGAAGGTACACAACTTTTTATAATGTTGACTAAAGCCTCTCCGTTAAGTAATTCGTCAGGATTTTGCATTGATATTTCATCAATAGCAGTCATCGGAAGTATAGGTAACTCGTCCAATACAGTTTTTTCTATTTCTGGATTAAATCTGCCACCAGTTGGAATTTGTACATATATTCCCGGTTTACGAAAATATTTTGATAATGGGTTCTCATTGGTGTTCATTTGTTTGTCCTTTGATAAATACAGTATAATGAAGATAGTAATTAAGTATATACATAATTATTTATCTTATCTAATAACTACGAAGTTTTTATAACTATTTTAGAGGTATTTCATGGCAGAAGAACAAGATGTGTTTATTTCGGGCATAAGTGGTAGTATCCAGCAATGGGGTACAGAAGCGACTGCAACGAAAATGGAACAAACACTCCAGAAGATGGCTGCTCAAAACTCAGCAATGACGCAACTCCTCACTGCGATAAAGAATGGTGAGAGTGTATCACAGTCGCAGGCGGCTAAGGCAGTAACTGCTACAAAAAATACAGTTAAAGCGACAGAAAAAGCCTCGAGTAAAGAAACCCAAGGCACTGCCAGAACTCATGGAATACTGAACAATCTTTCTCAGAGTGTTAAAGACGGATGGAGTGGTTCATCAAGTGGTATTATTGACCAGTTGCGAAAGAATCAACTGGAAGCAACTAAACTAGAAAGAGATACCCAACGATTAATACAATCAGGTATGTCTAGAGATGACGCTGTTTCAACCTTAAAGCAAGAAAAAAGACAAGAAGAGCAACTGGGCTTTTTCAAAAAAGCGGCTTTGGGTGTTATCGCCTTAAGTGCGGGTGCCGAAGAAGCATCTATGGCTGGATTCGAACAACGATTTGATTTGGCGTCAGACATACGTCAGTCTGGTCTTATGGCAGGAATTGGTGGCTTAAATGAGGGGTTCATTTCAATTGCAAATACAATCAGTGAAACTGGATTTACTTTTGGACAAGCGGCAGACTTTACTAAACAATTTTCTCAAGCAGTTGGCGTAGTTGGCGTAAAGAGTACCTTAGACTTTGTTAATACTATTGCAAGAGCAGAAGGCGGCATAATGGACCAATTTAGTATGGAATTTGGACCAGTTGCTCATCTCGCCGGAGAATACTTGGACTCACTGAGAATTTCAGGTCAATTACAAGGCAGAGACCAACAGCAATTAAGAGCGGGCATGGACAGTTTTATGAACAATGTACAAGCCACTTCAAATGTATTGAAAGTTTCTATGGAAGAAGCGGCAAGTATACTGAAGAACAGTTTAGATGATGAATCACAAGGCATGCTTTTAACACTTCCAAGGGAAATGCGAAGTTCAATTGAAAGTGGAATGAAAATGATGGGTGGAATGAAAAATCCATTAGCCGAATTAATAACAGCAAGATTGGGAGCAGGCGAAACTAACTTCATGCAAACATCTCAATTTCAAGAAATGGCTGGAACCATGGCTGGACAAAAAATGATAGGCTTTTCACAACAGGCAGCCACTGTATTAGAAACACAAGGCGATGACGCATTTCAAGGTTTTATGGCACAAGAAGGAACAGCATTTATTCAAGATTTGATTGCTACTATGTCTGACCCAGCCAATAGGTCAGTTGCAATCGCTGATGGGACCATGGGAATGATAGCACAAATTGCCGAATATATGCAAACACTTCCTGAAATTGGTCAAAAAATATCTGGCGGTGATACTGGTAAAAAAGGCGCAGATGCTGTAATGATGGAAAACAGGGACCAGAAAGTTCAAGCACAAGTGTCCCAAGAATCAGCAATCAACACTTTAATGCCTGGTTTTATTGATAACGTAAGAAACTTGACTAACACGAACAGAGCATTCGCTGAACAAGCCGAAAGGACAATTAAAGCAAACGCAAATATTATCGATGGAATGAATAATGCGGCAACCGGTGTGAAACAGGTAGTAGTAACTATTGGAAATGTTGGATTGAAGTTATTAAGTGCTCCTGCACTTATTGGCGACTTTGCTGGTAGCCTTTTTGGAACTAATGTATTCAGTAATGATAATAGAACTGCAACAGACTTTACCTCTAATAATGATGGCGGAATCCGAACGCAGAGCGACAAACAAGCGAAACAATTTCAAGAGTATACAGCAGATATGATAAAGCAAATTAAGAATAATAAAGAAGCAGATATTTTAGAAAAACAGGGCGCTGCCCAAACATTAAAGAACACATTATTATCTATGATGCAAGGCAACACCGCAGAAGGCTCAACGAATGTAGATGCTACACAACAAAGAATATTGGCTCAATTAAATCAACTTCTTAAAGAGTTACGAGAGAATTAAAGTAGAATGGTTGACAATGAACATGGAATATGTTAATATAAATAAAAGAACTAGGAATCAATTATGACTTGGAAAAAGTACTTTAAAACATACGATGGTATATCACGCCCATCTGTAGAAACTGGACCAGCATCAAACAATGCTTCGAGTTCAAAATATAGCAGTTGGCTGCCAGAAGTCTATATGGGACAACCCAATAGAACTCAACGATATGGACAATATGACCAAATGGACATGGATTCCGAAGTTAATGCGGCGTTAGATACAATTGCTGAGTTCTCTACTTTGTTTAGTGAAACTACTAAACTACCATTTCACGTTCAATACAATGATGACCCATCGTTTACTGAAAACGAAGTTCTTCAAAAATCATTGCGCCAATGGTGTTCAATGAACAAAATGAACAAACGTATTTTTAGAATTTTTAGAAATACAGTCAAATATGGCGACCAATTATTCGTAAGAGACCCACAGACATATAAGTTATATTGGGTAAATCCATCAAAAGTTGAAAAAGTTGTTGTAAACGAAGGCAAAGGTAAGAAAATTGAAGCCTATTATATCAAAGATTTAGATATCAATATGCAAAGTCTTAACATTACGGCGGACACAGTAAAACTATCGCAAACTGGTAGTCAGAAGATGGGTATTCCTACATCTACTGCTGGCATGCAACAGAGTTATTCTTCTGGTGCTGAAGGCCAAGGTTCAAGGTTTGCACAAGATGTAACTACAACGGCGATTGACGCCAAGCATGTTATTCATGTGTCTTTAAGTGAAGGTATCGACCAATACTGGCCGTTTGGTACAAGTATGCTTGAGCCTGTATTTAAAGTATACAAGCAAAAAGAATTATTAGAAGATAGTATTATTATCTATCGTGTGCAACGTGCGCCAGAACGTAGAGTATTTTATATTGATGTTGGTGATATGCCAACTCATAAAGCACGACAACATTTAGAACGTATTAAGAATGAAATTCATCAACGAAGAATCCCATCTAAAACAGGTGGTGGTGCTAACGTTGTTGATAGTGCATACAATCCACTTTCTATTATGGAAGATTACTTCTTTGCTCAAACGGCTGAAGGTCGTGGTTCTAAAGTCGAAACACTTCCAGGTGGCGAGAACTTAGGTCAAATTGATGACTTGAAGTTCTTTAATGATAAACTATTAAGAGGTTTACGTGTTCCACCAAGTTATTTGGGTGGTATGGATGCAAATGGTTCTGCGTTTAATGACGGACGAACTGGTACTGCAATGATACAAGAGTTTAGATTTACGAAATATTGCGAAAGACTACAACAACTTATTGTTGAAGAACTAGATAAAGAATTTAAGATGTTCTTAAAACATCGTGGCGTTATGATTGAAAGTAGTTCTTTTGATTTGGCATTTAATACTGTACAAAACTTTGGTAAGTATCGTCAAGCAGAAGTAGACCAAGTAGCAATGAATGTATTTACAAGTGTCGAAAGTGCAGATTACATCAGTAAACGTTTTGCAATGAAACGTTTCTTAGGACTATCTGAAGAAGAAATCTTAGAAAATTCAATGATGTGGAAAGAAGAGAACGATGTTGAAGACCCAATGCAAGGCAGTGATGACGGGCTTAAAGGGGTTGGAGCATCACCAGGACCCGGAGGTGGCGACTTTGATGGCGGCGCTGAAGACTTCGATGACTTAGAAGGTGATGACGAAGAAGGTTCTGTTATATCTGGTGCTGAAAATGCCGAAGATGATACAGAAACAGACGAGAATGTATAAATACTAGTATGAAATATATTGAAATAAATGAAAACTATTCGCCAGAAGAGGACGAGTTTAACGCTATCGATTTAGAAGATACTCGTAAATCTCGCTTGACTCTTGAACACCTTTCTAAACTTAGAAAGATAAGAGAGTACAGAAAGTTCCAAAAAGCATCTGATAACGAACAAGTTAAGAAGCAATATGGCGGCTCAGCAGATGCAACGGCGGCTGGTGCTGGAGAATTAGACTTATAATATCTATATTTTTGTTATTAAGTATAGTTTTAAAGAATAGTAAAACTTACTAAATATCTTAGGTTAAGAGCAATAACCTTAAAAACTGCTCATTTCCGAGTGTATCATCGATATACTCACTTAATCCCTATAAATACTTGTGTATGAAACCCACTATAGACTTAATATGAGTATATGTGTGTTCGTTTCTATAACCTGCCGCGATTGGTGGCTATGAATAAGATTTTTAAGGAGACTTAACATGTCAAGAAGTACACTAGAACAAGTGCTAGAATTGTTAATCAATGAGGAAACTGCAAAAGCCGAATCGCTTTTACATGACTTCGTTGTTGAACAAGCACGACAAATCCACGAGGATTCTCTTAACGAAAGCGACACAGTTGTAGAAGAAGAACTTGAGGAAATTGAAGAAACAGATGAAGTTGAAACTTTGAACGATGATATCGAGCAAGATTCTGACGAAATCGAAACAGAAGAAATTTTTGATGACGAAGAAATGTCTGACGATGATGCTGAAGAAGACCTAGAAATGGGTGAAGAAGAGCCAGCGGAAGAGATTGAAGACAGAGTTGAAGATTTAGAGTCAGCATTAGCAGACCTAGAAGCAGAATTTGAAAAAATTATGTCAGGTGAAGATGATGCAGAAGATGAAGACGAAGAAGGCGAAGACATGGACATGGACATGGATTTAGATATTGATGAGCCAGAAATGGAAGAGTCAGTTGAAGAAACTTTCGAAGAAGCAGAAGAAACTGATGAATCAGTTGAAGAAGCGGCATCTGAAGACTTAGACGAAGACGAAAAGTTGGAAGAGTATACTATTCCAGCAACTGCTAAAGAAGGCGATGATGGAGAAGGTTCTTCACCAGTAGCCAAAGATGGTGGTGCAGACGAAAGTGATGCAGGACCAGTTGGACAAAATGATGGTAACACATCAGGCGGCTCAGCAAAAGCAGAAGATATGAAAACAGGTAATGTAAACACAGTTGGCAATAAAAAAGCGCCAGCGCCGAAAAAAGCCTAAGTAATATAACTCTATTTGGAGAAACCAATGACCGTTCTTATTGAAAAATATACACATAATCAAGCAAATGTTAAATCAAGAATTGTTGAAACGGAAGATGGTGGTAAGAGTATGTTCATGGAAGGTATTTTCGTCCAAGGTGACGTTAAGAATGCTAACCAAAGAATGTACCCTGCAAGTGAAATTTCCAAAGCAGTGGAATCAGTCCAAGCAAGAATTAAGGATGGATATCCAGTGTTAGGCGAATGCGACCACCCACCTGAGTTGACAGTAAATGTTGACCGTGTTTCACACATAATTGAAAACATGTGGATGGATGGTGCAAACGGCTTTGGTAAACTGAAGATTGTTCCTACGCCAATGGGTAACATTATTAGAACATTAATCGAATCAGGTGCCACTTTAGGTGTCTCGTCTCGTGGTTCTGGTGAAGTTGACCACGCTGGTAAAGTGAGCAATTATGAAATTATCACTGTCGATATTGTGGCACAGCCAAGTGCCCCGGACGCATATCCGAAAGCAATATACGAAGGATTGATGAACATGAATGGCGGCTTCGAAACATGGAAGTTAGCACAGAATGTTCAAATGGACAAGTCGGCTCAAAAGTACTTGTCAAAAGAAATAGTTAAGTTCATTAGAGAACTTAAACTTTAATAGAAGAAGGAGAACCAACAATGGCAACAAATGAAATCCTTGCTGGTCTTCTTGAGTCTGATGTTTTAT